CATCGCCGCCGCGGCTGTTGATGCGCAGCGTAATCTCGGCCACTTCACCGAGGCATTCCACTTCCGCGATCAGGTCACGGTCGGTCAGGCCCCAATCGCCGATGATGCCGCGAATGTTGATCTCGGCCGAGCCGGGCGCCAGGGCCTGAACGGAAAACCATGAACGGGGCATGAGTGCCTCCACCTGTGACTGATGGAGGCATCATCGGGGTGGCGGGCACTCTGCCGCCATCCCGAGCTTGTCACTCCGCTCCCGGCGGTTTGAATACCATCTGCAGCAGACCCAACTCTTCAGCCTGGGAGCGATAGCGATACACCTGCCGCTTCGTGATGCCGCAGATCTGCGCGATGGCGTCTGCGGTGTATTTGTCCTCGATGAGCTTGGCAACGCTGCGCATCACGCGCAGGCTTTTGTACTCATCGTTTTCAATCACGCGCAGCATCTCGCCACCGAACTCGTTGCAGAGGATCTGCATCTTTCGCAGCCCGATGACACGCGCGATCGGGTGATGCTCGGCAGGTGCCTTGGGCACATAGATTTTCTGCCCGCCGAATATCGCGATCAGCCGCGTGGTGGCGTCAAATCCGAGCAGGCCGCCCAGGTCTTCCGAAATGCCGCTGGGTTTGTCGAGGGTTACTGTCATGTCACTTCCTCCCGAGGTAGCTTGAGCCTGCGCGGCGCCGTGCGGGCTGCGCGTGAGAAATGGATGGATGCGCCACAGAGGCTGGCGCGGGCCGGAATGGGTCAGCAGCTGAATCCGGGGCGGCAGATGACTGTTCCGGCGTGCCTTCAATGACCGGGGCGCTGCGCTGAATCCGCTCGAGCGCCAGGCGCCACTCTTCGGCGGTGAGCCGGTGCAGTCGAAGCTCTGGATGGTGGGCGGCCGCATAGCCGTAGCCCCAGGTGTCGAGGGGCTCGTTTCGCGGAGCGCCACGTTTTTTCACGTAACGCCCCAGACGCGGGTCAAAGATTTCGGACGTGATGCCGTCGTACCACGCCTTGGGGAAGCAGTCCGGGAAGTGATAGTGCCGCTCTTCCGCGGGCAGATCTGCATCCGATCCGAGGCGACGGTAGAAGTGATGCTTGATCTCGACGGTACCGACCGCCCAGGTCTGGATGCCGGCGCGGTCCACCTTGCCGTCTCCGCCCAGCTCTTCGAATTTCGGCCGACCGAGCACCGGCGCATTGGCGGCCTTTGCGCCGAAGATCACCATCACGCGCGGCAGCTCGCGCCGCGCGGCATATTCCTTCACGAACTTGGTGCGGTGGCCGCGTCCGTCGATCGCCACGGCAGACACCGGGATCCGGGCTCCGCTTTCATGCTCGACGGGCTCTGAGAGCATTTGCGTGAGGTCATCCCACACTTGCTGGTTTGCGGGGTTGCCTTCGAGCACGCGGTAATCAAGCGTCCAGGCCCGCAGGCCACCGCGCGCCCAGCCCCAGCCGATCACATGCACTTCGAGCCGATTGTCCTGCGTATCAACCCCTGCCGTGATGTAGCACACCAGCATGGGCGCCTTGCGCAGCGGATAGGCTTCGGCGCGATCTTGCAGCGCGCTGCGCTGCATCGCCTTGAGCGAGGCATCCACCCAGGGCTCAGCGAGCCGGTCATTGATGAAGGTCTTGAGCTTTTCGTTGTTCCCCTGGGCGTCGAGCCACATCTGCGCGAGCGCTTTCCAGGTCGGGCCGAGACCGGGCGAGTAGTAGAGGCAGTTCGCGTGATAGCCGCGCCGCTCCACGCCCGGCCGATGAGGCACCCAGCGATGTCGCGCCAGCATGTCACGCTTGTGGTGCTCTTCAATGATCGCGCCGCACCCCTCTTCGCCCCCGCACACATACCAGGCGGACACCACCTTGCCCGTGATCGGATCAAGATCCCAATGCAGTCCGCCCCAGGACAGATATTGCATATGGCCGCAATGCGGACAAGGGACGTGCGGGTGGCGCTGGTCCGACTCCTGGAAGTCAGCCGAGATGCGGCAACTGCCTTCAATCTCCGGGCTCCCGACTTTCACGGTTTTACTGGAATGCGGGTATGCGGAAACACGACCGTCCATCATATCGCCCGGATCGTCGCCGCTGGACAGGGAGCTGGCGAAGCTCGACCACTCATCCACGATGAGCCGCTTGACCGTGGTGGATTTCAGGCGCTTGGGATTGCCGGCATGCTCCATGTAGAGCTGGCCACCGTGGAAGTCTTTGAAGGTCTTGGTGTTCGCTGCGTCCCGGCTCTTGACACTGCCAAGCACCTTGAGCACGGCTTCGCATTCCAGCAAGGGATTGAGCTTCTGGTTGATGAACTTGTCCAGACTCACTTCGCCCGGCAAGCACACCATCATGGGCCCGGGATCCTCGGTCATGCCGTAACCGACCACGGCCTGCTCGATGGTGGATTTGCCGAACTGGATCGGGAAGCGGCACACGGTTTCGCGCACTCTGCTGCGCGTGCTCTGCGTATCCATGATCTCGCGCAGCAGGGGCGTGCGATCCAGTCTGATCTTCCCGGGATAAGGACTCGTCTTGCTGGAGAGCTCCATATGAGCCTCGGCCCAGGCGCTTACCGTGATGGCTCGACGCGGACGCACCGCGGCGGCCATCTTCCGCCCCAGCGCCACGCCCGCAGCAGGGAAGCTCACCCCATACACGGCACTCATGACGAGGACCTCACCCGAGCTGCGCCCGAGAGCTGATCTGCCAGCTCAGCGAGCGCGGCGCGCACCTGCTCATCGATCAGGTGCCGGCACTCTGCCGGATCGCTCTCTGCCGCGACCTGAGGCGCCACGATGGCCCCCACCCCTTCCATCACGACCCGGAAGGTGGTGACGGCATCCGCGATCACCGCCTCGACTTCCTCCGCCACCAGGAGCCGGCCTGTCATTTCCGCCAGCTCGATCTCGGCTCGCTTGGCATTGGCTTCTTCGCGGCGGGCGCGGGCGGCCTGGTAATCGGCCCGCGCAATCGGCTCGTCATCATCCTCGTCATCGGCCGCCCCATTGCCGGATTCAGCAGCCCCTGACTGATGCGCACGGCCGGCCGCGTGGCGCTCGGCGACGCCGGATTTATCCGGACTGCGCGACTGCTCGATGCGCTGCAGCGATAGCTCGACTTCCACCCGCTTGCCGTCTGCCGTCATCACCAGCCGCCCTGCCCGCTTGAGTTCGGTGACGTAGGAGCGCGCCCAGCCCTGAGCGCGGGCGAAATCTGCCTGACTCATCGTACTCATGCCCGCTTCCCCCTGAGCTTGATTTCCTGAATGGCGGCCCGCTCTTCGCGACTGGGGAGGCACGGGAGCACGCCGTCATCACTCGGCAAGGTGTCGGGCGCTATAGCGACCCGGGCGACTGCCAGGGCACGGCGGCCATCGATCATGCCGGCCTCTTCCAGCGCGATCACGAAGGCTCGCATGTCTTCCGGCATGCGGGCCCAATTGGCCCGTGCCAGCGCGTTTTCTTCAGGAGAGACGCCAGCACTCATCCGCGCACCCTGCGAATCACCCGGATGCTGGCAACCCAGCGCATTCCGATCTCATCAAAGGTTTCGACAACCCAGCCATGCCCCGGAGCGTGAAGAATTTCCCAGCCATCGGCCTGAGCACGCTTCAAAGCAATATCCAGCGCAGCGGAAGCTGATTTCCGCGTTTTCCCTTTGCCTTGCAGGTCTTTTTCTTCCATATCCAGTCCCCCTGTTCAACTTACACAGACTTACATAAAAGATTACAAATAAGATATTGATTAAATTGAATAAATTACAAACTTACGGACTTACGCATATTTTTTCTCACGTGAGAAGTGGTTATGAACGCACTTATTCGTAGAGGCGCAGCTCATACGTGCGCGCACGCAAAAATGCGTAAGTTTGTAAGTAGTCATTATTTTTCAACACCTTGCGTGTAATCCATCGCGTAAGTCAGCGTAAGTTCTGTAATTCTCGTGGCGTCACCATGAATCCGACTTACGCCGCTCAAGCACTTGTTCGACCGCATAAAACGCTCTTCCAAACCAATCCGCCCGCGACTCCCCTTCGTTCGGCAAGATGGCCTCTCCGTTTGACGCCGCGATCACGTCCTCCGGCGGACAGACAAGGCGCCAACTCTGTTTTTCGCGGGTTTTGAAATTCGTGGTTCGGTCAGCAATGCCGTCTCGCCAGCCAAGCCGGTGGATGTAGGCAAAAAACACAGCGCTTCGCCGTGGGCGCGTCTCGTTCTCTCGCCGGCACCAGGCGTTGTATTCAGCGAAGAACACGGCCCGACCGATCGGCCCGACTGGCAGATCGGTATTGCCGTCAAGCCAGTCCTGCACAAAAGCCTCTTCGGAGCTGGCGTTGATTCGGATGAGGCGGCTTTTTGCCGCCGTCATCGGCGGCTTCGTCCAGGGCTTGAAGTCACCCAGATCGAGCCCAAGCAGGTAGGAGTACAGCGCCTCGATGCCGCCGTTATCGATTTCGGCATCGAGCCGGGCGAACTGGTCAGCCTCCCATTTCTTCGGGGTGTAGATCACGCAGTGCCGGCGGTCGTCGTTTTCGAGCACAACCGGGTTGTCGTCGTTCGACAGGAACACAAGATTCATGTGGTTGCGCTCGCGATGCGCGGCCACATTCTTCGGGTTCACGCGGATCCACTCGCCTGTGATGTAGGCCTTGAGAATATTCTTGAGGTGATACTTGTCTGAGTTCGCCGCCACTTCGTCGGCAATCACGAAGAGCTTCTGTGCGCCCCAGTCGGAATTGAATTTGTCTTCGAGTGCCCCCTGATTGAGGATCACTGAGTAATCGCCAAAAATCTTGGCGTAGGCTTCGAAGAACCTGCTTTTCCCGGTGCCTTGCGGGCCATGCACAACGATGGCGCTCTGCATTTTTGCGCCCGCGTGTTGCAGCGGATAGGCGAGCCACTTCAGCAGCCATCCGTAGAGTTCGGCACTGTTTTTCTCACCACTGCAGAGATACCGCAGCAGCTCGAGCATTCGCTCGCACCCGGACTCGTCGCCACGCGGTTTCATCGGCCAGCCATTCCAGAGATTGAGCTTGACCGATCTGTCAGTGCCCGCCGGATCAAATCCGACTTCAGAAAGGTAGAAGGACCCGCGTGATTTCCAGATCGGATGCTGCTTGACTTCGTCCCAGCGCATCTTTGCCGGCAGGACCGCAATCATTTGTTTCGTGCGACAGATGCTGCGCGTCCATTTATCGAACAGGAATTCACCCGTTCCGTCATCGAGCGGGATGAATCGATCGACCGCCGAATCGAGATCCATCACGGACATCGCCGCCGGCCGCTCGGCCATCCCCGCCCCCCCTGCTGAGGGCAGAGCGCTGCCGGACGCGGGCGGCTGGGCTGGTTGCACGCCCATCTCGGCCAGCTTCGCTTCGATCTGTCCGCGAACAGCCTGAAGGCCCTCCGCTGCCGCGAGGTCATTGAAGTCAGTCGGGCCCTTTCGGTCGCTCGGGCGGGGCGCACTGAAAGTCGGAAGAATCCATGCGCCGTCAGCAATCAGCGCCGCTTCCTGTGCTCTGACCAAGCCAGCATTCTGCTTGCGGTGCGGCTTGCCGCAATGCGAACAAAGCTCTTGCCCTACCAGTGTGGGCTGCTTGCACTCGGCACATTTCTGCAGCCAGTCATCATCGCCGCAGGCGAGAATGCGCACGCGCTTGTAGTGCTTCTTCAGCGCCTGGGCAACCTTGGGCTGATTGCCAGCATCGAAGGTCACCGCCACAGCCATGCCGGTAGCATCGTGGATCGATTGGGCGGTAGCGAACCCCTCCGCCGTCATGACCAGACGCTCAGGCACGCCGATCATCCAGTAGTGCGCATCCTTCGAAAGTCCGGCTGGCCAGTATTCCTTGTCGCGCTCCGTGCGACGGATCATATCGGCATGGCGTTCGCGAGAGAGGATGAACTGCAGGCCGAACACGCGCCCCGCCAGATCACACATCGGCACCACCAGTGCGCCCGCAAACCGAGCGAGGTATTCATAGTCCTCACGCTCGGCGCCTTCCAGCTGCACGCCATCGACGCCAGGGAACACACGCGTTTCGCCCGTTCCCTTCAGCCCCTTGCGGCCGAAGTAGTCATGCGCATCGAGTGTGGCAGGCGCGCTGACTCGCCACACCTCGCGGGCCCAGTTCGCGGCGGTCTGGATCTCTGCATTCCGTTGCGCTTGCTCGCGCTTGCGATCTTCAGCCTGACGCGCCTTGATCGCATCGAGCTCTTCGCGCGAGAGCTCGCGCTTCTTGAACATCTTGCTCTTGCAGCGAGGGCATTCTTTCGCCTTGAGCGGCATCTCGCATCCGCAGGATTCGCACCGCTTCGACAGCTCGACTTTCCGCGTGCCAGGGTCATCGCCGTGATAGACGCCATAGGAACCGGTCAGGAAAATTTCGCCGCTGCCGGTCACCCACTCATAGAGCCGGTACCAGCCACGCTTTTCCTTGTCTTCACCCTCGACCCGGCACCGCACGGACTTTTTGCCCGCCGCGATGCGCAACTCGCCATCGATCACCAGACCGATGCTGGCCAACTGGGCACGAACATCCTCTTCGTTCAGATAGCTCATGTTCAGTAACTCCAGAACTCGCTACCTACACAACGAATTTGCCTCTTTGCACC